GATAATGTCCTTAGGATTGGAAAACCAGGTATCGAACAGAACATATTTGGCGCTGTGTCCCGCCTTGATTGCAGCTTTCAGCATGTCCAGCATTACATCTGTTGCCTTGCTGAGTGCCTGCTTCCGTCGCTTCGCTGCCAGCGAGCGCTGATCAAATTGCTTTACCACGCCGATCATGTTGCTGGCTTTCGATGATCCCAGCAGCCGACCGAGAATCGGAAGAAAGCTGTTACCGTCAGACCATCCCAACGTCAACATGCGGAAACCATGCCGGTACTTCATCGTTACATGGTCGAATACCCTGGAACACAGTTCAGTCTTCCTGCCGCCAATCCGCTGGAACAGACTGTCATCGAAGATGAAGACATCCTTACGATCTTCTGACGTTAGCTTCCTGATAGAACCATTGATGATCCGAGCTGAAAGCGTACAGGTCATCCGTTCCCAGTTCGTCTTCACTGAGTTCAGAAACCGATAGACCGTATTCTTTCCGAAGGCTTCGGTGTACCGTCCAGTCATGATCTGCATGTACATGCTGCGGTCACAGAAGACAAGGCACAGAAGGTACCGGAAGATCTCGAACGCGGAATGCCCTTTCTGCTTCTCGGCCCGACAGGCTTTCAGGAGACTTCTGATACCGTAGTCAGTAAAAAACTTCTTCAGTGTTCCTTCGATTTCCCTCTGTTCATTCTGACCGATCTGTGCTATGCTTGTCATGGCAAAAGCCTCCTTGTGGATGAATGTTTGTTAGCACCTACATTATACCACTTTTAGAAGGCTCTTGCCTTTATTTTTCAATGTTTTCAGCAATTTTCTTGGCTCTTATATAGCGTTTTCAAGGTGCGCACCACATTATTCATGTGGGAAGTTTAAGTTTTTAACCTAAATATCGGACATGCAATGCCACGCTGCATTATGCCCTTCGGTGTTAATTCAGTTGTCGATGCAGAAAAGCAGATCATCCGATTCATTGACTAATGACTATTTTAGTCTTGTATTGACACGATAACCCGGAAGTTGGAAAATCATGGTTTCACCCTCGGCCAGACTTCATCAATGAAGCGCTGCCGGGGCTTTTTCTTTTCCGCTTCCCGCTGTGCGTCCCATGCCCGTAGACGCAGGAAACCCAGCATGTCCATTTCATCGATTTCTTTCATCCGCCAGCCGTTTTTCATCAGCTCGTTGTATGTGGCGTAGACGTATTCCGGCAGCGTCAGGGTTCCGGAGCGATCGGAGTGATCGTCTGCAGAATCTCCTCCGCTTCCTGCGTCACCGGAATCGTAGGGAAAGAATCCAGCACCTCTGTGGTCTGGGTCTGAACCGCCATCAGGGCCAGAGCGATATCATGCATCAGCCGGTCGGCGGGATAATTGTCGTACACTTCATCCGGGGTGAACTGGTTGTTGAAAAGGATGCAGAACCATTTCACCATGGTGTCCAGAGCGTCCGTCACCGTCATCTGTTCTTCAGCGATGTCTTTGCCCTCCACGGCATCCTGGGACAGACGGACCAGTTTGCCATAGGTCTTCGCGGCAGGCTCCATTTCCCGCAGTGCCCTGCCGGAAACAAAGTCCATGGTGTATTTCTTTTCACCGAGAGTGCATGTGATCATAATGCTTTCCTCCATCACAGAATAAAAAGCTGCCGCACAGCGTCATGTCTATGCGGCAGCGGGGTTATGGGGATCACGGGGTGAAGCTGGGCGTGTACACGCTGGTCAGGAAGGTTTCTCCCATGGCGGCGGTGAAGCCATTCTCACCCTCATCGGCAACAGCCTGGTACCGGGAATCGTGGGTGCGCTTGATCGCGGTCCACTCTACCTCACCGGTCTGGCGGTTGATGGTCGTTCCTTCCTTGGTGGCATAATTCTCGGTGAGGGGTTTCGCCCGCACCTTGTACAGCCACACGAAGCGGAACTTGCCGTTGGACTTTTCACTCTTGAAGCCGACCGCGAAGTACGGGGGCTTGTCCGTGGAAGTCCGGATCAGGACGCCATTGTCGTCAAGGTTGTTGCCGAAGATCATCTCCTGAATGGCAAGCGGAATATCCGCCATCTTCGTGGTGAAGGTCAGTTCAGGATCAGGGTACAGGACATCGAACTCGATGTCGTCCGCATACTGGATATCCGGATCGGCATTGTCCGGGGTGATGGTCGCTTCAATAGCGCCAGCCACCAGCTGCAGATCTCCATAGGTCAGGGTTTCCTCGGTGTCGACCGTCAGCGGGGCGATCACCATGTTCTTCAGGCCGACCGTAGAAGAAACAGTCGGAGAAGCGGCGGGAGTAGAATTCGCCATAATCGTTTACCTCCAATTTCATCGTTTTTTGAGCTCATCCCGGAGGACGCGCTTCATTTCTTCATAGGCCTCATCGGCCCGGGTATCAAAGGCAGGACGGACAAACGGATGCGCGGGAGCCGGAGCGGGACCGCCATGGCCGAACTCCACAGGGTTGGCGTAGTAAGCGCCTTTCTCACTGTGATGCACACCGATGGTGATCATCTTTCCGCTTCCGCGACGCTTTTTCACACTGCCTGTATGAATGGAAGAGTGCAGGGCATCCGTGATGATCTTCGGGTCAGTGCTGGCATTGTGAAGCATCTGCTGTTCGATGGGAACTGCACCAGCCTTCAGGGCACGGTTCACACCGGGACCCTGATCCAGCGCGTAGGCCATATTGGTCAGGTCATTCTTCAGGTCGTCAAAGCCCTGGAGTTCAATTGCCATACTCCACATCCTCCCTCCAGCACCATGTCCACTGAACCGTGTACTGCCGGGTGGCGGTATCGTAGGCTGGCTGGTTGTAACCCTTGTCGGATTCCTCCACCATCGTAAAGCCATACTGATACATGGCCATCCGGATCGTATCCGCTATATCGGTAGGATCGGTATCACTCCACAGGTTCAGGTAAACAAAAGTGCGGAAGGAAGTCACATGATCGTCGTGATGGCTTCCTTCCGTGGTCGTCGTGGAGTAAACGCAGTACTGTTCCGGCGGATTCTGGTTTGGTGAGGTTGCCCGCCATACGCCAGCGTAAACAGGAATACCGATGTTCGCCAAAGCCTGCTGTACCTGTTTCATCCGCTCACCCCCTTGGCAAGGGAAGCCTTCAGGCCGAGATAGGTGCGTTTGAAGCTATACTCGCCCAGAGTTGAGATGTTCCATTTATCTCCCTGAAAGCGCACCCACATCCCGGGCTTGATGTCTTCCCGGTACCGGATGGTGAAGTTGATGACGGCCTCGGTGTTCATCACATCGGCGGCGCGGTAGTGCTGGTTTCCCGCATCCGTCACAGCAGCCCATACCCGGCAGACCACGACATCTGTCGGGGCGGGATACCCATTTTCGTTAATGGTGTTCTCCGTATAACCGATCTCGATCTTATGCCGGAGTTCCCCGGGGTGAGGATCGCTTTCGAAGTTTTTGTAACCTCGCATGGATCATCACCTCCGTCAGAACATCTTTGCGGGATCACGATACCGGTACAGCAGATTGTCAAACGCCATACGGGTTGCTTTGTAGGTCGTCATATCCGGGATATCCCGGTTTTCATAGTAGAAACTGGTCATGAGGATGACGGCCAGCCGGACAGGCTCAGGAGCATCCGGGATATTACCTTCTTCGTCGGGTTCTTCAAAAGAGACCCGGCAGTAATCCTCCGCCTCCGCCTGAGCCTGTTTGATCAGGCCTTCGATATAGCTGTCTTCCTCATTGTGTTCAATACGCAGATGGGTTTTGACCTCATCAACCGTCACGATCATCGGGGATCACCTCCTGAAGAGGCGCGATGATCCCGGCATCCCGCAGTACGGACAGCAGGCGGTTGTAGTCCTCGCGGAGCTGGGCTACGGTGGTCGCCGTGCTGTCAGCCAGAAAGGGCAGCGTGACAGTTTCACCTCCCGGAGGAAGATCGAACAGTCCCTCGCCGCCTTCCACACTGGCACCGGGCAGGAAGGTCAGCTTCCCGCCGATGACCAGTTCATTACCGCCATGGGCAAAATAGCACTTCGACATGGTTTATTCCTCCTGCGTGATCGGCTCCACGATCTTCATCGTGAAGGTGGTCTCGGCAGAGCCATCAGCCTTCAGGGTGAAATACTTTTCACCAGTCAGGTATCCGGCCTGCTCGGCTTTGATGTACAGCACAAAGTCGCCAGCGGAAAGGTCAAGGGTAGTCGCTTCGGCTGCGTCATCCGCAGACAGCGTAACACTCGCGCCGGTATCATCGGTGAACTTCACACCCACGACTGTTCCAAGGCCCGTGCGAACACCAAAGCCCAGCCACTTATGCTTGCCCCAGGTGGTTCCGTGGTCAGCATCGGCCAGTTCACTGACCTTGCAGTTGAGGGTAATGGTGATCTCCGTGCCGTCGATCGTCACAGTGGCATGACCGCTGTTGGCGGCAGTTTCACTGGTCGGCATGGCAGCTGGCGTCGGACAAGCCAGGACAGACACATTCCAACTGTCCGGAACCATGATTCCGGCGTTTTTTAGCCCTATGAGAAGAGCATTGAAGGCATCCTTCACATCCTTCACCTGGTTTCCGGTTACGGGTTCCTGGTTCGCGGCACCGGGGAATCCTGCAATACTGCCGCCTTCCTCGAATACCAGTTTGCCGCCGATATGGGTGACTTCGCCGCCCTGCTCGGTATAGTTTTTCGCGTTATAGCTCATAACTCAGCACCTCCAATGCTGAAAGGGAGCCGCCCATTACAGACGGCTCCCATGATCGTTGAGTAATCAGGCCTTCACAGCCAGGCACTTCATGGCTTCAGCCAGCACCAGACGGCCATCCACACGCTGGGTAGCGCGGAAACCAACCTGGCCGGTAGCGGCATACAGCTCATTCAGGCGCTGGAAGGAACGGCCCTGGCGATCAGCGATCCAGTAGGACTTGAAGTCACCGAACAGGATCACCTTGTTCCCGGCGGCAATCTCCGGCATAAAGGGAGAGGTCGCGATCCGGTAGTTCAGCAGCATATCAGGCTGGCCTTCTTTCAGGCCGGGCTGCCACAGATACTGTCCCTGACCGTCCTTTAGCTTCCGGATGGCTTTCAGTGTGCTGTCGTTCAGCAGGAATACGGCCTTCCGGCGGTACACGCTCTTGATGGAGTGCACCAGATCGAAGATCTCATCGGCGGTCGGAGTGTTCCCGGTAGTGGTCACACCAGTACCAGCACCGTTAGTGGCATGCAGGAGACCGGTAGGTTTACCGGTGCCGTTGCCGGTGATGAAGGCTTCCTCTTCGGCAGCGCCGATCCGGCGGGCGAATTCGGCGGAGATATAGCTCTCCAGATTGAACACGGAATCCTGGAGCAGTTCATCGCTGACTTTGATCATCGTCGCAACCTTATGCGCACCGATAGAGATCTGGCCGAAGGTTTCGTCAGAGGTGGGGATTGGATCTTCCTCATCCACCCAAGAGGCCGTACCGTGGGCAGTCACGATGGGGATCTTCCGGTCGCCGGAAGATGTCTGAATGACAGTGCACAGGGAGCGGAGAACATTCTCCTCTTCGAGGCCCTGCACCAGAGTGTGCTCGAACTCGTCCGGTACCAGGTAGCCGCCTTCGGTGTCCGTGCCGATCTGCAGATCGTTCATAACGCCGGGGGTCAGGTTCCGGTTGCGAATCATGCCCCAGAAGGCATTCCGGTACTCATCGGAAGCACGGCCCTGCTTCTTAGCGGAGGGGGCAACAGGACGGGAAACCAGCGGAGAAGCGGTCGGCTGATCCATCTCACGATCAATCGCGGCCTGACGCTCAAGCCGGTCAATTTCCTTGCCGAGAGCGACTACGTCAGCCTCCATCTTCTCGTAGGTGGCGTTGTCCTCGGCAGATACCATGCCATCTTCACCGCGATGGCTGTCCAGGAACGCTTTGGTCTCGTTCCACAGATTGGCGCGTTTTTCGCGCAGAGCAAGAATCTGATTCATAATGAAAATCCTCCTTTATCATTTCAAAAGCGACAGCCTTTTCTCAAGGTCTGCCGCTTTCACTCGGTTGTCAGGGATAACAGGTTCGGGTTCCTCGGGGATTGGTGTCACATCAGGCGGGTGCTCGGGTTCTTCCTTCACCACGTTCTGCGGTTTCGGCATGGACGCTATCACCCGGTTCATGAGACAGGCCGCAGCGGATTTGCGCTCGAAGGTATAGGCTGCCATGTCATCCGGCAGGTCTTCCGCGCCGGTGTACAGGACTTCATCGCAGAAGCCGAGTTCCCTGGCTTTCAGAGCGTTCATCCATGTTTCACTGTCCATGAGCTGGGAGATCTTATCCCGGCTTAGTCCAGTCTTGATGTGGTAGGCTGTGATGATAGACTCTTTTACCTCATCCAGCAGCTGGATGGCCTTCCGCATCTCTTCCGTATCGCCCATGGCCATCGTGAAGGGGTTGTGGATCATCATCAGACTGGTGGGGCTCATGGTCACGTGTGTGCCAGCCATCGCAATAACGGAAGCGGCAGAAGCTGCCATGCCGTCAATCTGGATGGTCACATCACCCGTATAATCCATGAGCATGGTGTAGATCTGGCTTGCCGCGATGCAGTCACCACCGGGCGAGTTCAGGTGAATAGTAATGGGGCCGTTTCCGGCGAAGAGCTCCTCCTTGAACATGGCGGGCGTGATATCATCGGAGAACCAGGATTCTTCCGCGATCACACCGTCCAGGTACAGGGTGCGGGACTCATCGTCGTTGCGGACCCAGTTCCAAAAGTGTCGCATCAGGTGTACCTCCTTCTTTCAGGATTGGATTGTGTTACTGTCTGATCCGCATCATCCACAGGCTGCTTCATGGCAGTTGTGATGGGGATCATGTTCCCGTTGACCAGATAGGCATCGCCGCCTTCTTCTTTGGGGATAGGATTCTGGTTCTCCAGTGCCCGGATGTCGTTGGCGGACAGCCAACCGTTCTGGCGACCAATGGCATAGCCTTCCATACGGGACTTGTAGTCACCGCGCATCAGACCATCCATATTGAACTGCACATAAAAGCGCCCCTTCTCCTGATCGGTGAAAAGGGCGCGGTTCATAGCCTGTTCAATTCTGACGAGCCAGGGCCGGATGGTATGCACAGCAAAGTCAATGCTCTGATGTTCTATATTGGAGAAGGTCGCGTGCTCCAGATTGCCCACGAGATGAGGCGGTACCCGGAAGATCCGGCAAATCTCATCCACCTGAAACTTGCGGGTTTCCAGAAACTGCGCTTCATTGTTCGGAATGGCAATTGGCTCAAACTTCATGCCTTCTTCCAGTATGGCCACACGGTTGCTGTTCGAAGATCCGCCATAGGCGCTATTCCAGCTTTCCCGGAGAGCCTTTGGGTTCTTCACCGTATTCGGATGAGTCAGGATGCCGGAAGGTCGTGCGCCGTTGGAGAAGAACTTACTGCCGTACTCCTCAGACGCGATGCCGAGGCCGATAGCATTTTTCTCCAGCGCGATGGGGCTATAGCCCATGATCCCGTCAAAGCCAAGGCCAGGGATGTGCAAGACATCTTCAGGAGAAAGAACTACCTGTTCGCCATTGCTGGTCATGTAGGTATAAGTCAGGATGCCTTTCTTATCCCTGTCGACCGTCATCTTATCCGGCAGCAACGGATAGAGGCCTGTGACCTGGTTCCGTCCGGAACGGATGATCTGGCAGTAGCTGTTTCCCCAGAGCAGCAGGTGCGCCAGCATGACTTCCCGCAGAATGAACGAAGTCATCTCGCTGTTCGGTTCATCATGAAGCAGAAAGTACAGCGGATGCTCCGTTGCCTTGCGGTTCCCATCTTCCTTGGCCTCGTATACACCCAGCGGCAAACTGGCGACCGTTTCCGAGATGACCCGGACGCAGGCGTAGACTGTGGAAAGCTGGATCGCTGTGTTCGCGTTGACCGACTTTCCTGAACCGCTGGTGCCAAAGAAAAAGGACGGCGCTGAACTCACGCTGTCCTGGGGCTTGTCCCGCGCACGAAACAGCGCGGTGAATGGGTTTTTCATTCTGTCTCACTCCTCAGATTTTTGTTGACATTTTAGGCTTTCTGGGGGATACTTAAAAGGCGAATAGGAGGTGATCGCATGGCATTGGATCTTATCGTTCAAGAAGCCGAAGGAATGACCGATGAAGCGCTAATGGAAGTCGTACGCTACATGCGGTTCCTTAAGATTGAAATAACCAGAAGTGCAACGGAAGCAAAGCAGGGAAAGAGGAAAAAACGCACTGGCGGGATTTATCACGGTCAAATTCGCATCGCAGATGACTTTGACGCCCCTCTCAGCGACTTTCAGGAGTACATGTGATGTTATTACTGGATACACACACGTTCCTTTGGTTTGTGAACGACCCCTCGCATTTGCCAGAAAAGGTAAATGCTGAAATTGAAACAGCAGATAGCGTTTATGTGAGCATTGCCTCGTTCTGGGAGATGGCAATCAAAAGCAGCCTTGGAAAGCTTGATCTTCCAGCATCGATTTCACAAATGATGAAAGACTGCGAACGTCTGGAGTTTTCCATTCTTCCAATCAAAAGTGGGCATCTGGAAAAGCTCATCGCTCTGCCTTGGCATCATCGGGATCCTTTTGATCGCCTTTTGATCTGTCAGGCGCAAGCAGAAAACTTGAAACTGGCCACAGCAGACGAAAGCATCTCAAGATATGATGTCGAAACCCTTTGGAAATAAGCTTACAAAGAGGATGACCTCCTGGCGGCTTGACAGCTGGGTGTACGGGCAAACGTGTGATCATCCTCTTTTTTCATACCCAAATTACAATCCCCGACCGGTTTTCTCATTGTGGTGACGCTCACATAAACTTTCCCAGTTGGCCTGATCCCAGAACAACCGCTGATCTCCTCGGTGCGGAATGATATGATCAACTACGGTTGCCGGGACGATCTTTCCCTCTGCTTGGCAGAATGCACACAACGGATGCTGTTTCAGGAAAAGTGCCCGGGCTTCCCGCCATCGAGCGTCGTACCCACGGGCAGAAGCACCACCGCGCAGGTAATCACTACTCCACATCTTGTGATCCTTACAGAACACCTGACCCTTCTCGCAGAACTCAGGGCATCCCGGATACCGGCAGGGTCTTCTTGGTTTCTGAGGCATTTTGCTTTCCTCCCTACTCCAGAACTAAAAAACCCCTGTCATCGTAGACAGAGGTTGTGTTGGCGTTTTTCAACGCCCGGTCCAGCGCCATGACCAACGCCACAGCACCATCAACCTTTTCCGTAGATTTCTCTTTGTCGATCTTCAGGTTCCCAGCAGGATCAGTTCGCACGAATGCATTGTCCATGTTCCACCGAAGAACCGGATGTCCGCCATGGTTCAGCTTTCGTTCCAGCACCAGACGCATCAGTTCTTTCGTCGGCGGACTCATGTCCCGGAAGCCCTGACCAAAGGGAACCATGGTAAATCCGTCATCCTCCAAGGTTTGAACCATCATGGTAGCATTCCAGCGGTCGTAGGCGATCTCCCGGATGTTGAACCGTTCTCCCAACTGCAGAATGAACTGTTCGATTGCACCGTAATGAACGACATTGCCATCTGTAGTATGGATGAAACCTTGGCGTTCCCATTTGTCATACATCACGTGATCCCGACGGACACGCAGCCGCATAGTTTCCTCCGGGAGCCAGAAATGCGGTACGATGATGTACTTCTCATCCTCATCCCGAGGTGGAAATACCAGCACCAGTGCAGTCAGGTCGCTGGTGCTGGAAAGGTCAAGTCCCGCATAACACGGGCGGCCCTCCAGTTCATACTCGTCTACCTCCCCGCCGTTCTCATCCCATTTGTCCATTGGCATCCAGCGGACAGACTGCTTCACCCACTGATTCAATCTCAGCTGGCGGAACATATTCTCATCAGCCGGAGTCTCCTGTGCTTTCCTGAAAGCGTCCCGGACTTTGTCAATGGAGATCGTTTGATCCAACGATGGGTTTGCCTTGTACCAGTTCTTTTCATCTGTCCAGTCCGCGTCATCCGGCAAACCGAAGACTACCGGATAGAACCGGGGATCGTCTTTCCGGCCTTCAATAATATCAATGGCTTTCTGATGAACTTCCCAGCAGATACTGTTCCGATCCGTTCCAGCAGTTGTCAGGAAAAACCAAAGGGGTTGTTTCCGGGCATCGCCGCTGCCCTGAGTCATAACATCATATAGGGCACGGTTCGGCTGGGTGTGCAGTTCGTCGAAGATGCAGGCACTGACATTCAGGCCGTGTTTTGTAGCAACCTCGCTGGACAGCACCTGATAAATACTGCCAGTCGGCTGGTAAACCATCCGCTTTGTGGACGGGATGATCTTGATTCGTTTGCTCAGCGCTGGAGACTGTTTCACCATATCCACGGCAACATCAAACACAATCGCCGCCTGCTGACGGTCTGACGCGCAGGAATAAACTTCTGCCCGCCATTCATCGTCGTTGCAGAGCATATTCAGCGCAATAGCAGCGCCGAGCTCTGATTTCCCTTGTTTCTTCGGAATCTCGATGTATGCCGTGGTGTACTGCCGGATGGTCTGATCTTCATCACGAACTGTACCAAATACGTCCCGGATGATCCTTTCCTGCCATGGCAGCAGCTTAAAAGGCTGACCGTGGAATTCGCCCTTTGTATGCTTGAGACACTCAATGAATTGTATAACCCTACGGGCTTTCTCTTCACTTTGCATCCTGCCAGCCTCCCTTCAGGACGTTCTCCATCGGGTCATCCATATCTGTCTTGTCACCGGTATTGGCGTAAAGCCGCGCACGGCTGGCTGGGGTCAGACCGAACTCTGCACAGAAGGACTGCATGATCTTCAAATTTTGCATCGCAATGGAAACCTGCGGAACCTGCTGTACATAACCGGAAGGCGTTTTGAAGATGGTTCCATGCTGAGAAAGGAATTCCTCAGCTTCCCTCCAACGGGCGTATGCCTGACAGTACCCGGCGAAAGCTTCCAGGTCATGATCCGTCAGGATCCCCATGGCCATCAAGGCGGGAGCCAGACGCTTCCATTCCTTTTTCGCTTCAGGCATCAACCACGCCGGACATTTCACGTTCTCCTGAGAGGGAGTTGGCTCATCTTTATTAATGGGTCTGCGTCCCTTTCCCCGATCTCCTTCCAGCAGTTTGATAGCCGTTGGCAACGGTTTCCTTCCCCTGGTAGCCATCCGGGCTCACCTCCTCCCTCTATAAGTGTGTTTCTGTAATACTGTTCCAACGCTGTAACATCAGATTTCTGCTGTTTCCTGCGTGATTTCCCCATAGGAATAGGTTTTTCCATCCCGCAGTACCGTGATCTCCTGATCCGGAAAATCGAGATGGAAGCGCTCGACTATAACAGTCGCATACTTTGGATCTAACTCCATCGTCCGGCAAATTCGATCAGTCTGCTCACAGGCGATCAGGGTAGAACCGCTGCCGCCGAACAAATCCATTACCACAGCGTTCGGAGCGCTGCTGTTCTTGATCGGATAACAAAGCAGCGGGATTGGCTTCATGGTTGGATGATCCGCGCTCTTCTTTGGCTTGTCGAAGTTCCAGATGGTACTTTGTTTCCGATCAGAGAACCACTTATGCTTTCCGTTGGGCAGCCAGCCGAAAAGCACCGGTTCATGCTGCCACTGATAGGGACTGCGGCCCAACACCAGGCTGTTCTTCACCCAGATGCATACCCCGGATATATGAAAACCGGACTCTTTGAAAGCCCGGCGAAAGTTCAGTCCTTCGGTGTCCGCGTGGAATACATAAGCGCTGGCACCCTCCGCCATATGCGCCGCGATATTTTTAAAAGCAGCCAGTAGAAAATTGAAGAACTGTTCATCCGCCATGCTGTCGTTCTGGATGGATTTTCCGTCTGCGGACTCATATGCCACGTTATAAGGCGGATCCGTTACGCAGAGGTTAGCCTTAATCCCACCCATAAGCAGATCAACAGAGGCGGAATCCGTGCTGTCACCGCACATCATCCGGTGTTTCCCCAGCGTCCAGATATCACCAGGTTGTACATATGGCGTGACTTCTTCAGGGTCGAGTTCACAGTCATCATCATGTACATCCTTGTCATGAACTTTGCTGAAAAGATCATCCACTTCGGCAGCATCGAACCCGGTCGCTCCCAGGTCGTATCCGGAAAGCTGCAGATCCTGCAGCAATTCAGCCAGGGCCACGGGTTCCCAGTCACCGGTCGCCTTATTCAGGGCGATGTTCAGGGCCTTTTCATCCTGCGGGTTTTCGATATGCACAACAACGCAATCGACTTCAGTTGCTCCTTCGGCTTTCAGTACCTTATATCGTTGGTGACCGCCGACAATGTTCCCGGTGACCTCGTTCCACACAATGGGATCGACATATCCGAAGTCATGCAGACTGCGTTTGATCTTCTCATACGCCGGATCTCCCGGCTTCAGATCTTTTCTGGGGTTGTATTTTGCGGGCTTCAGCTGATCGATCGGCATCCGCTTCATATTGAGATTGGTATCCATGCTTTTCCTCCTATGCAACAGAAGCACCAGCAGTTTTTGCCGGTGCTTCTTTATATTTCTGGCATTTTTCTATTACCCGTCTGACCAGATCTTCCGACGGCGGCGGTACATTGTTCAGTTCGCCGACATACTCCCCGAAAAAGAACTGAGCGCCGATGTTGTACATCTGCGCCAATGTAATCAGATCATTCGGCGATGAGCCAAGCTTAATCCGTTTATGATCATATCCTACCTTCACTTCATATCTGCCCGAGTGTTTGGAGTAGTAAACCCCAGTATATCCGGTCTTATTTGTGATGAAATGGCTATGATTGCAGGAATTACCGAATGTGGAAATAACTCGCAGATTTGATCTCCGGCAGTCTTTTCGATTCCTGTTGATATGATCAACCATCACCTTGGGATCATCCACTCCTGCAATGAGGCGGTGAAGC